TCATTTCTGCTGGGCCTCCAGTCGTTGTGACAATGCTTGTTTCTTCTGCAGAAGAACAAATTTTTCATCTTCAGGAAGGTCTCGATTTTCCAGAGCCGTTTCTATTTCTGCTATATCATAGTTAATATCATCCAATATTGTAACATCCTCAGCGTCTGCCAAACGTGAATCTTTTTTCACATGATTATAAGCTTGCTCAAAGATATTCTGTGAGCTTTCCAAATCAGGCTTGAACTTGTGAACAGATACCTGTTCTATTAAATTACGTGGGTTCTTAGACTTGCCGCGATCTACATATACATTAATGAAGCAACCCATGCCTTCTTTTGTGCCTGAAATTGTTTCTAATTTCAGGTATGCTCCAGACACATTAATGCCATTTTCGCTATTATAATTCTTTCTTAATGCCATTATTAATTCTCCTCAATAATTATATTCCATATGCTCGCCAATTTACGTCAGCATTGATACTATCAGTTATCCTATTTGATACGTAACCAGTGAACCCCGTCGTTGTAATGTTTTCCGTCTCGATTGTAATGGCTTTTCCACCACCGGTTCTACTCGGAGTACATTGAACTTTGGGTGCGCTCGCAAACGCAGTCGCAAAAGTGACAGAAAAAGCCTCTGGAGTGTCTGTAAAGCCTGTCACAGTCTGCGAACCTTCTTCAACTCGCTTATGAGTGTTGTAAACAATCTTGTTGTTAGTGAAATACCCGGTTGCATTGACGGTTGCACCGCCTGCACCTCCATCAAGACTTATATTATCCAGCCTCATGTCGGTGAAGGCAGCATCAATGTATGCATCATAGTAATGTAATCTAGTGTTGTCTGCACCGTAGTGCACATTACGGACTGATATATTTCCCCCTGAACCGGTACCTATATTATCAAATCTTAGCGCCCGAGAAGTGAATGACATACCTGCGTTCGTATTAGTGATTATTACATCATTAATACTCGCGTTTTCTGCGTTCAGTGATCCTCTGAAATTCGACTCATAGCTGGTGAGAGCTGATTGCCAGCCACAGTTATATGTCCTCAAGCCATCAAGCTTGCTGTTAGCACCGTCAACATACACACCTTCAGCGAATCCCTTCATTGTAATATTAGAGGCTGTATCGTTATCTCTCAAGATAAGCCCCCTGAAACTATTAGCATTCAGTAATGCATCAGCCGCAGTTTCATCGGCTGCATCATCAACCGCGTGATTGAGTATTGCGAAGTTGCGGTAAGTATTACCGTTAGAGGATGCAGCCCAGGAATTTGTTTTCGTACCTGTCAATCCAGATAGTATATTGATCTCAACATCCTTAAATGTACTATCTCTTATAGCGTGATTGCTATATATGGCCTCACAATCTGCAAAACGAATCTTGCTATGTGTGATGTTCTTTCCCCCTTCGTAGATGTAATATACACCATCTTTCGAGTTGATGTTGTTGGCAGTATGCCCCAATCCTGACATATTCAGACCATAATCCACATTGGCATTAGAGTAAGTGAAGAATGCTGTACAGCCATGAGCATCTAACGAAGGACTTTTTCCTCCACTATTAGCACTGTTGGTTACATTAATGTTAGAGACATTAACGAACATCGGTACGGCGTATCCTGTACCACCACCCATGAGTGCATGTTGGTAACCTGATCCGTTGTAATTGGTCAGGTTAACGTGCTTGGTTCCGTCCGTAATAGACACACCATAGCAATCATCGGAATTAATACCAGTTCCAGATATGTTATATGCGTCGATGTTCATTGACTTATCTATCCGTATACCGTTACTGTCTGTATTTTCCGTGTGTATATTGGATAGATTAACACCGTCTGCCTTCTGTATGAAGACACCTATCGACGGTGTTGTGTTATTGGTACGCGTTATACCAAGATCTGATATTTCTATATCTTTTGCAGGCGTGAAAGTATACGCTTTGGGCGTACCGGACGCGCTAACATCCAGCACCGCAGCGTCCTCGAACGTTACTGTTGTCGCGTTAGCACTGGCTATCTTATGCATTTCACCCATATAGTAAGTAGGTCTAATTGTTGACGAAGTCCACAAGCTTGAAAAAAGTGTATCCTCATCCCGAAATGTAATGAAATCCCCTGCACTCGCGCTATTAGCAATAGTAGCGGTTGTATCACCCGCGTCAACATCTGACAGAAACGCTGCGCTCAGGTCTGTTTCTGTTACGTCTTCTGTCTTTATGCCTGTAAAATACGTATTTTTCATATCTATGATGGTTACATTTTTGCCTTTTCCCCTTAGAGTGACTCCATCTAGAATGGTTAGGTCACCCGCAAAATAGCGCCCGCTACGAAGTTGAACAACATTACCACCGCCACTAGCAGCTTGTATAGCTTTTTGGATAGCTTCTGAATCATCTGTTACGCCGTCATTAGCTGCACCGAAAATAGCAGGGTCAACTTCCATATGTATTGGGAATACCGGGGTTACATTTCCGCCGATAAATTGTTGATACCAGACAGGCGTAATATCAAAAGTAACAGTCTGTGTAGAGCTAGCTGTGAGCATAGTTCCTGGCTCAAACTCAACCAATCTACCAGAAAAGTCTACATCATCCTCGAGGACCCATGTTCCCGCGCTTACTACAATTCGTGTGTTCTCGCTTGTAGCTGCAATACACGCATTGAGAGTTGCAGCCGTAAAACTACCGGAATTGTAATTCTTAGCTACGGAAATATTGCCGAAATACGATTGCAGGCAATCAATGAGCAGATTGAGAAATGTTCTGATTGGGGTATGTAAGACGGATAAGCTGTTAGGTGTCCGAAGCGTCTCACCAGACGCGTTACGAAGAAAATCCAATACCAGCGCGGTTGCGGAATAGCCTGTACCTGAAAACTTGTCTGGAAATATCATACTATACTTGCCTCCAACTCAATGAACATGCTGTAATTCGCTTTCAGCGTGACGGGCACTAACACCCTATTAATCAGCTCGTCGCTGGATGTCACCCAGCATAGTGAGCCCCAATTGACGAATGGGCTGCGGCTGGACGCATCAACATCGTTGATCTGGTAAGCGATACGATACGGGTTGCCGGCTTGCCTGGAAAGCTCATGAGAGGACGTGGCCTCATACAAGATTCCTGTCGCAGGTGTTGTTTCAGTCGCCGTCGGTGTTGTTGTCTGACTGGTGATCAGCAGCTTGGTTGCTGTATCCCATAGAGTCTCACACATGGACTCTTTCCATGTCTCCATGACAAGGTTGTAATACTTGTCTGGGGTGGCGAAGTCTTCAAGTCTTTCGCCTTGCCTCAGTCTTTCTGCGACCCATTCGGCAATAGAAGCCGGTACCTGCCGCAGATATATTGTATTCACTGGTTTCATCGTTTCTAATATCATATTATTCCGCCATGATTGTATATCTAATATCCTGTTCATCTCCGACTCCCTGCCCAGCGTCAATGATATAATCGACATACGGTTGCTGACTGTAGGACACCAGGTCTTGGTGATAGATATACTCAGCCACCGGCACGTTCTCGAAAATTGTCGCGGTATCGTTGCCGCGGTTCTCTATCCGGCGTACAGCCAGCCGCTTATATAGATCATCGAGTGTATCTGGCCAGTTCGCCTCAATATAATACGTGAACTGCGTCTCGCCTGACACGGGCCCCCAGTATGTCGCTAATACTCTCTGTATTTCTATCTCGAATTGACCATACTCATAGTGATTGACCGGTAATATCATGCCTGGCTCGATGAAGCCGTGCTCCAGAGAATGAAAGTTGTCAAGCCATACCCGAAAATCACCCCGTACCCGGAAAGCAAGAATCTGCTTCGCAAGCGCATACGCTTCCGCGCTCGTCAGAGTCGTTTCCAGTAGCTTTTCTTCAGGCGCTTCAATGCCGCCCTTCCGTCTCCAGCTATCCAGCGTTCTATCAGTCTCTTCGATTGGCGTGCCGCGATTCTCTGCGGTCTGCTGTATGTCCTGATAATCTACAAGCGTCAGCTTGTTAAGCCGTTTCTCCTTGTATCGAACTTTCAGGATTTCACCTGATCCCCAGAGATCTTTCGTATCACTGGGAAACCGAATTTTCGCGAGCCCATCCACAACATCCAGAAAACACTGAATATCAGCCTCACTTGTGTGCTCCGCTGTGTAGCAGGTCAACCGATCTGTACCAACATAGACTTCGACAGGCGGGTAATGACTTGCCCAGAACTCTTTCAGCGTTCCAACAAGTGACTTCTGAAAACCAATGCAGAACCCAAGATCACGCGCTTCATCAGCCGTCGTCTGAAAAGTATTCGCCATAGTGCCCAATGTCACCCACTCTGAACCGCTCACCGTACCATGAGTGCCACCGTTGATCTGCAATGTCGCCTTCGGCTTCGTTCTAACAAGAACCCCGGCAGCAATTGACCCGATCGGAGCCGATACAATAATATTGCTGGCGCCGACACTGGTGACAACCGTCTCAGTCGGTGCTTGATCCTCACCAGACCGAAAGATTTCGATCACATCGTCAGCAGTGAAAATGTCGGTGTCATCGACGGGTATATCATTCGTCGCTGTCAGCGTTGTTACGCGCGTTTCATACACTTCACAGACATTACGGATTGTGTAGAATTCTTCTTCTTCGTAAGTTTCGGCTATTCCGGTCGCCACACCATTTTCTATGATCGACATAGAACCGTCAGCATTAAGCTTGAGTCCGAAGATGATACGATCAATGTCGAACAATTCAGTGTCCGGGTCTGTCACCCCATCATAATCGAGATAAGCGCATATGATAGCCTCGCCCATAGAGCTGACATAGAGCTCTTTCGCCCTTAGGGCTGTCAGATTCACCGGCTCGAACTGTATCAATTCCGGGTCACTCACAACCCCGAAATCTCCCCACGCTGAAAATTCTGCTGTGCCATCCAGGAAATGCAGGCCATACACGTCATTCTCGTTCCCCGGCTTCAGATAGTCTTCACCCTGGTTGATCAAGCCTGACGGCCAATCAGCAGTAGAGAATAGCTCTCTGAAGATATCGGTGTGAATGATATTGACTGGCCGACCCTTCAATGTAGCCTCTGTAATCAGTTCATAGCTTTCCGTCACAGTGCGCTGGGTGAAATATTCCCACGGGCGATACGCTTCAGCCCACCATGGCATCGTAATGACGTTCGCCTTGTTATCCTCATTTTCGTCGATGTTCGACGTCAACGGGCCAAGCTGCTGGAGTAATGAGCTTGTCAGGCTAAATGTTGTGTAGCTCTTGAGCTTCTTGCGAAAATGAACCTGCGCACCGGCTTGCGTCGTGCTTAATACTGGCTCAACAACACACTCGAAATATTGAAAAAAGCTTGTGAGCTCCAGCAGTGCATTCCAGACAGTTGTGTCATTCGAAAAATCGACATAACTCATTCTGCCTGGATTGTCGAAAGTGCCGGTGCTGACAATATCATCATTGACGTTTTTCGCCAGTATCGCTTTCGCAATACGGTCAGCCGGTTGATTGACAGCCAGGGCATTACGGGCGTATGTTTCGGACATGACGCGCTCGAAGCTTGATGCCTGTATCGTCACCTGCTGGATTTCAACGCCGGTCTCTAACACACTCACATATGTTTTCGGGTTCTTGTAGATTCTTCCACCGAAGTGGATACGCGTCACGACCCTTGGCGTTCCTTCTGTTATGTCAGCAAGATAGAGCATTTCGCCCTTGGTAATAGATGGTATTGTCTCAGCGAAAAGCTTAATATCTTTTTCTTCGCCTGCAATGCCGGTCACAGCACCCTTATTGACCCACCGCTCGAAAACCAGTTCATGAGGATCAAGATACTCGGTGAAGTCTGCATCATCGCTTGTGTTCGCGATGTATGCCTTAAGTTCTGCCGGTGTTCCTATTAATAGTTTCAGCTCTGCCATCACGCGAACCTCGTCTGACCTTGAAGCGCAAGCCTTAGTTGCTGACTTATGCCGGAACCGATCTGCTGACCGACTTGCTTCGGATTCGCAAGATTCGCGCCCGTCACATTGATCGTCGGTGAGACAGTAATGTTCTGCGTATTACCAGCCTGCAATCTACTTAGAGCTGAACTATACGCAGCATATTGCTGAGATGCAGGAGAAAGATAAGACATCATCTGCTCTAACGTTGACTGTATACTACTCGTGCCAGTCATCACATTCCTGGGCTGGATATTCTGTGTAGAGGGGCTGATACCCTTCGCCGGTGGTTTCGGCTCCGCAAAGGTTCTCTGGCCTGTCACCAGATCGATCCCTGTATTAATCCCGGTCATGGCATCCAGTAGAGCCTGATAGATGGAATCTACTGAAGTTGATTTCATTTCGCTGAAAAGTGTCGGATTGGAAGAGCGGAATCGCTCGAAAAGTGCCATATCATCTGCATCAAGATACTCTGCCAGACCTGCCATAGAGGTCTTGCCTGCCAGTGCCTTAATCTGTTCGTCAATGGTTTCAAGCGCTTCTCGCTTAATCTGATCTCTTGTCTTCTGGCGCTCGATGTCGTACATGTTCTCTGCATCACGACGCTGCTTAATCAGGTCTATGATGGACTGGGTCGTCTCTTCGTGTATTGCCTTGATCTGCTCTTGAGAATTTCGCTCTATGTTGACCCTGCGATCAGCTTCATATTGCTCTATCTTCGTGAGCATACCCTGATCGTCAGCGAATTCCTGATTCATCCGGGCAATCGCTATTTCTAAGTCTTTCAGGGCTTTTTCACGTTCCAGCATCGCACTGGCGACCGGATCAGCTTCTATCGCTGATAATCTCTCGCTGGCAAATTGAGCATAGTAATCAGTCATTGACTGCTTCGTATCCAGCCTGGCGTAATTCTGCTGTGCTTCAAGTTGGCGCATCTGGGCTTGATACAATTTCTTCGCCGCTTCGACAAGCTCAGGTGCATCTTTCCAGAATTGATACTCCACGTCTCTAAGCTGTTGCTTGAGCTCTTCTTGTTTTCCCTTATAACCAGCCTCCACATTGAAGGGCTCGAACATTGCCTTCATAGATTCAAGCTCAGATGTCATCTGTTTCTTGGCGTCATTGATAATCTTCTGACGGTGCTTTATCTTCTGCTGAAGAACGCCTTTCATATCATTGAGCTGGCTCAACTGTTTCTGCGCTTCTGCAGAGAGCTCACCGCGTAACTTCTGTGCTTCATCCGTCCGTTTCTTGTAATACTTGTCGCTCAACCGCTCATTGATGGAGCTCAGATTGCCTTTTGCGGTGGCATATTGTTTCTCAATATTGTCGATCTGGTTGTTGAGATCCACCAGGTTGTTGTATTTTTCAAGTTCAATCTTTCCGGCCAGTGTCTGAATCTTCGAAGCGCTGGCGTTGAGCTTCGCGCTTTCTTCTCGATTGACGATATTCAGATTCTTGGCTTCTCGCTTCTTTCGCCCACCGAAAATTGCTGAAAGCAGACTACCACCGAGACCAACAACACCACCGATCAACGCTCCCACAGGCCCGGTAATCCCACCCAGAGCCATGCCTGCCAGTGCTCCACCAGCAGCACCGCCAATTGTGCTTAATGGGATACTGGCAGCCGGTGACATATTTCTGGTGAGATAACTCAAGCCGCCGCCTATCGCCGCCGGTAATAAGGCAGAACCCAATGTTCCGAGCATCGAGCCACCACCAGCCAGTGAGGCACTTGGCCCTGCTAGCTCAATTCCACCAGCACCGAAAATTGCAGGTACAGCTCCCGCCACTGAGCCCATACTGCCAGTAACAAGAGGTGAGGCTGAAAAGAGGCCGCCAAGTGTTGACATGAACCCGCCGGGCCTGGACTGACCAGAGCTAACAACTGAAGCTGGCATGTCTGTGATGGCCATATTCCCCAGCAACATAGGGGCGCTGGAAAAGTTCCCAGCAGCGCCTGTAATACCTGAGAGACCTAATGATTGTCCAAGAAAAGCAGGCGCAGCTTGAGCCAGTGCGCCCGCGGTCTGGATACCCCCCGAAGAAAGACTTGAAACAGGCATCCCCAACGCCTGCTTAATGAAATTACCGACACCCTGCGCGACACCCCCTCCACTGGAACGGGACTGCTGAATGGAGCTGAAAACGCCACCAATCAGAGAACTATTGCTGCCCAGAAAACTCGACACCTTACTGAAGATATTACCCGCGCCGCCACCGAATAGATTACCGATCATACCGCTAATCTTAGCGATGAAGCCGAGCCGCTTCTGAAAAACAGACTCCCACGCCTGCGACTCTTCCTGAATTCGTTCTAATTCCTTATAATGGAGATCCTGTCTTGCAGAATTCTCTTGTATGAGAGCATTCAGTCTCAATACATTAATCTGCTCGACCAGCTGGGCCTCCGTACTCCCGCGCACCTGTGTCTCTGAAAGAATTCTCTGAATTTCTTGTATCTCAATTCGGGCCTTCTCCTGAATCGCCCGGATGGTCTCTTCGATCTCCTGCCGTTCGGCTGAATACTTGGCCCTGACAATCGCGACAGGGTCTCCGCTGAGTTCGGCTTCAGCCAGCGCAGCTTTCGTCTGATCCTGTCGTTGAATTTTCTGCGTCTCAAGATAGAGTTCCCGCTTCTCTTTTTCCGATGCTTCTACGAGCTTCTCCTCTTCCTCGATCTGCTTTTCCTGTATCTTCCGCCTGGCCTCAACACTCTTCTGCACAATGGCAGCATATTCCAGAGCGTACTTTTCATTGAGTTCAATAAGCTGATGCTGTATGCTTTCTTCGAGCAGTGTAATTTTTTCAGCTTTCTCTTCCTGGCTAATTTCTTCTTGCGCAAGATATTCCTTCTTCTTGACAGACAGTTCTGCGTGAAGCTCAATCTGCTTCTGAACGTAATCACTTGCCGTATTCGCGCCCTTTTCGTTATATTCTTTTTCTATTCGGGCGAGCTCTTCCCTGTAAGCTTTCTGCTCGCGAAGTTTTTCAAGTTCGGTGTCTCTTTTTTTCTTCGCGGTTTGTGTGCTGGGTGCTGCCTTAGACTGACGGGAAAAGTATTTCAGTGGATCTTGTGCGACACCGTCCTTGTACACCCCGTAATGTAAGTGATTTCCTGTTGAGACTCCTGTTGATCCTACCTGCCCGATGACATCACCCTGGAAGACGTCCTTGCCCTTCAGTGCCGTCATAGGCTTCTGCAGGTGGGCATATAGCGTCACAACGCCATTGCCATGGTCAATCTTCACGTAGTTACCCAGCTTCGGGTGATTGTTGGCCGCCTCAATAACCTTGCCACCCCCAGCCGCCTGCACATTCGTGCCTGCAGCTGCAGCAATATCAACACCCTTATGGTAAGTACTGGCGCCATCTATAGATAGCTTACGTGGACCGAACGGGGATGTGACAGGCCCCGCCACGGGCATAAGCAATCCTCCGCCAGTATTGGCTTTGTATTGCTCCTGAGATATTTTCTTTTGTGAAGCCAGTTGCTGATTCAAAAATTGCTGCTGGCTCGCCCCGGACTCATCGCCATAGACAAGCGCTGACTTAACCTTCAGTCGCTTCTGTACTGATTTTTCATATCGATCTACAGCAGCGTTGAACTCTGCTAATGGTGAAGTTGACTTGTTAAGTTCATATAATGATAGATTTTCAAGAGACCTCAGAGCTTCAATTTCATCACGAGAGGCTCTTCCTGCCTCCATCTTCTGTCTTAGCTGGGTCAATTGTTGCTGCATCGGAGATTCAATGCCTGGCGTGGAGGTTACATCAATGGCTGTTTTCGCTCCAACTGATGCCAGTTCAAGGCCTTGTGCGATCAACTGCAAGCCCCACACCGCCGAGTCAATCATATTAAGAAGACCCGCAAAAGCCTTCATACCCTGATCGAATGTAAGTGCATTGAAAGTCGTTGACAGACTCTGAAGTGCTCCAACTACCGAAAGAAAAGATTCTGCAACCAGATTAGCCGTTCGCTCCAGGAGAGGCCCTTGATTCTCCGCGAAACCCATTGCCTGGTCATTCATGCCGAGTAAGGCTGAGATGACTTGATCGACAGCCGGTAATGTCCGGGCTCCTAAGGTCTCAGCCAGTTCCTGAGTTCTGGCATTCAGTCTCTTCGACATATTAGAAGTTGAATCCATCGTCCGCTCAAGGTCGCCCTGGGCGGTTGTGGTGGAATCCATGATCGCAAGGTATCGGCCATAGACCTTCTGTGACTCAGTGAGATTCTTGGTACTGGTCACCACTTGATGATTCAACAGCGCCTGCTTACTCGTCGTCTCATTAATAATAATACCGAGCCGCTTCAGAGGTTCAGATTCACCCGCAATGGCAGATTGAAGTTTCTGAAACGCTTCATCCGGGTTCAAATTATAGAAGCTGCTCAGGTCATAAGCAAGCTTCGTCAGAGATCGCCCGAAAGCGTAGCTCTGGTCTTCTGCCAGACCCATCTCTTTCAGCATGACAGTGAAGACACCCAGGTTCTTGCGTAACTCTGTCGAATTCAGCCCAAGAGCACGTGATAAGTCCTGACTCCATCGTTGGGCCGCCTGAGCGTTCTTGCCAAGCGATACGGTGAACAGGTTCTCGGACTCTACAGCATCCATAGCCGCTTTCGAGATTGCCCCAAAGCCTCGCGCGACAGTATACAGGGCCGCAATACTCACAAGCCCCTTCAAAGCGCTACCCAGCTCAGAAGTTGACTTCTTCGTCTTCTCCTGCTCACGGCGCAACTGTTGCATTTCAAGCCGTTCGCGTTCCAGCTCATTGCGCAGAAGTTGATGGGTTTTCTTCAGTTTTTCGTTCTCAATTCTTGCGGCAGCCGTCGCGTTCTTGCTGGCCTGCTCTTCGAGTCTCAGTGCGCGCATAGCTGCAGCGGCTTCTTTCGAGCCAGACTTCAGTGCGTTGTTTCCGTCTTTTCCTTGCTTCTCGATCTGCTCTAGCAGTTTCAGCAGACGCTCAAGATTCTGAGCCGCTGCCTGATCCTTGCTGGCAAGTATCTTCAGTTGGAGGTTAAGATCGGTCGTCATTCTCGGCTTTCTTCTTGCGCTTGTATTCGTTGAGGGCTTTCATGGCGGTGCCCTTCGGCAACCAGCCTACGCTCTCTAATTGCTGTATCTCTTCAATTTCTTGCATCAGTGGATCAGTGTTTCTACGTGGCTTCTCTTGTCGTGGATTGCGATCTTCCTTGTTTTCGATCGGTTTCGGCGCCGACACAATTAGATAGTCATAGATCAGAAGTATCTGTGCCCAGCTGTAGCCGCTGCTTATAGTGCTGGGGTGTTGTCCGAATTCTCTGGCAATGCTGCAGACGATGTGGAACCGCGAGAGTCCAGGATGAACGCCAGATTGGTCACTGCGGTCATCAGGTTGGTCAGCTGAGCCAGCCCCGGAATCATCTTCACGCTGCGCAGAAAAAAATCAGAAGCAAACTCATCACTCTGTCGGTCTACTTCGATCTGCTTCAAGACTACTGCGGTCATCTGCGGTATGGTCATGGATTCTATATCTTCAGGGATATTATAGCCGTGCTTATTGTAGAACCGGGCTATAATGCCGGTCATCGCCGGGAGAGCCATCAGCCACTGAAAATCCAGACCCCGGTTCAATATGGATACCGCGCCTACAATGGCCTGACTGAGTGTGGTCATCTCTGTTTCCGGTGCGCCAGCCATCAGCTCTTTCACGGTATGGCCGAGCTGGTTAGCTAGCTCCAGTTCTGAGCGAAAATCAAGCGGTCTCAGCTCTACTTCGACACCGGCTATTGTCACCTTGTCACCAGCTTTCACGCTGATGCCGAAAGCGGTGTTTTCAAGTTTTCGTGTATCTGTAGTTGTTGTTTTCTTTCTGGTCATGGGGGTTCCTTCCTTAAGAGCAAGGCCCGGCTTTTTCGGCTCCGGGCCTAATTGTGCATACCGTAGGAGTTCAATTAAGAGACTGGGGCCAGGCGCGCGAATCCAAACTTGCCGGATTCAACATCATCATCAGAAATAGCGCTGAAAGTCACAGGCAGGATATTCTTGGCATCATCCTGGTAATTCATTGTGATGGTTTCACCCATCCCAACCTTGTAGAGTACTATCGTCAGGTTGTAATTGATAATAGGGAATTTTTTCACGTACTTGAACCCGTAATAGGTGAAGCTACTGCTCCCGCCCAGATCCCATTCTGATTTCGTAATATTTTTCACTGTATCATTCTCGGCAGGGGCTGCTGGCAGCGCTTCTGCAAGTGTAATAACATCTCCTGAGATGCTCTTAATCCCGCGCTGGTAATAATCATGCGCATCTCCGGGGTCCATGTCTATGCTGACGAACTCTCCAGCGCTGAAATCTGACGCATCAGCAACAGTGAACACAGTCGCGGTTGGCGCCGGATCAGCGGCGATAGTGGTGCTATTCGATCCTTCGGTGTGTGTGCCTGTTGACCCGAAGATTAGATCAAGAATATCCATCTTCACTTCGGAGAGTTGGGTTGAAAAATTAACCGCTTCGTCAATCGGTATTTCATAGACCTTCTTGCTAGGTGATCCATTGCGCCACTCTAGCCGACTTTTGATGAATTCAAAAGCGGCGTTATTGTCTTTATCAATGAATCCTAGATTCCTAAAGAAGGCGGTATCTGCCGCAGCCTTGGATGCAATTGCGCTGGGCGCCAGGTATGCAATACCCCCGCCAAAATTAAGGGTCCTGGGATCGTTGGCATTACTGCTTATGAACGTCATTTCTATTCTCCTTCTATTGTATAGTCAAGCTCTTTTTCTATATGTTTCACCGGTATCTCGAATGTCTGGACGTATTCCCAGATACCGTTTTCTTCATTGGCGAATTCTTCAGACACAGGGTACATCTGCTCGCCGCCAGTGTTCAGTCTCCAGCCGGTCAAGGTATCACGGACTGATTCCAGATAAGCATTCATACTGCCCTTGCCGCGCAAGCTCCGCATCTGCACATGGATATTGAATCGGACAAGAGCAACCTGTATCACAGCCGCGCCTGAAATGGATTTCCCGAACCGTGTACTATAGTAATGAATCAGGATGGCGCCTACGGGGTGTATCAACCTGTAAGTGGATGGTCGCTCCGGGAAAAGCTCTATCTGCACGCCGGTAATCTCTGATTGCAGTTTCGCCAGTATTGCGTTTTCAAGAGCGGTAATGGTCACTTCAATGCCTCATTAATCATCTATTAATCATCGATTAATACGTGTCTAACAATGTCGCGTTGAAGACACGGTCAGCGGTCGTCTTATTCGTGTAGAACTGGCTCTCTGCCTGATCAACTGTTGTATCAGTGGTCGTCTCGTCAATACCGAGCGTTAGCTTGCCTGCATTGATGTCTTTCAGCATACTGAAAGCGTTCTTGTATGCATCTTTCAGTCCGTCCGGCAGTTCTGGCCAGCGCCGACTATACAGCCAGTGCTTCGCCAGCGTAACTGAAAATTCTTTCACCAGGTCCGGCACTTCCGACAGCGGCAAGCTGTACTTGGCCCGGAGATAGCCATTAATCAGGTTATCAGCGTTCGCTATTGCAGCATTGACGATATCAGTATCGACCTCGCCGGTCTGGCTATCATCAGTCAGCTGAATGAGTTCAGCTGCAGGTATGACTTTCTTAATATCGTCGATGGTGCAATAAGGCATAAGATCTCCTACAATCCTGCTGTAAGTGCGGATAACATATTGTACCAGTGCTGTGATTCCATTGCCCTCTGTATACAGGGCTCATATTCTTTCTCTGGAAACTTAAGTCTCTGGTTCTTAAGCCAGTGCTGAGATTCTAGCAGACGCTGCACGACCGGAGAGACAGCATAATCATACTGATCCTGCCCATTTCGCTCCATCCATTGTCTAATGAGCTCCAGCAACTCATCGATTAAGCTATTGACTTCATCGATATCATCAGGGTCAGATACAGCCTCTTTTCCGTCCAGATAATAATCTGGCACTGCGTCGAACAGATCTGAGATAAGTGTGTTATATTTTTTTCTAATAATTTCTGTGAGGTGTTCGGCGCTTTCGGTCATGCTTGGTATCTCCCGATAGAAAGGGGCGGGCTTCCGCCCCATGTAATTGAGTGTGAATGCGTGCAAGTGAGATGGTTCGTTATATTTCTGTATCAGCCTGGAACAGGGTTTCCATGATCATTTCTTTGGCCTTATTTATATTGTTGCATCCCGTAACATCAATCTGAAGTGTCGAACCGTAAGCGTTCACGTCATCACGACGTGTTAACGTCTTCAGGTGGGCTTCTATGTCTTCTTGCTTGATGATCTTATATGGCGCGATGTCATACTTGAGCATGATCTGCTCGACGGTGGCGCCGAATTTCTCATAATCAAGATTGTTTTCAGCATCGAATATATTCGCGGCTTCAGCAGCTGCTTTCAGCTCAAGGACCAGGTCGCAATCCTGGCAACTTTTTTCTTCTGGTTCAGCAAGTACTTCTGGCTCTTCAATCGCTTCGACTTTCAGATTCCTGGCTAGATCTTCTGAGATCTCGACAATCTCGCCGATCAGTCGTATTTTTCCTTGATGCTTAATTGGTGATAGTACTTTGTATTTCATTATTTTTACCCTTCCGTGATGGGTGGGGCCGAAAACCCGGCCCCTGCACCTATATGATTGATTCTTAGGTCTCTATATTACATCCTCTAGAAAGTACCCCTGGTCAGAAGCGGAAATGACTTCGCGGACTTTCTCGCCTATGATACCAACTGCAGCACCATCAAGCCCAATAGAATCATCGAAAGCTGTTTTCACGACGCGCTCGCCATATTGCGCCGTGAACCCGAAAGTCATTTGCTCCGGTTTTGGATTCATCGGAACGTAGAGTAAGGCACAATGATTTCCCCATAGACGACTGTAAGAAGCTGTCTGGCCTTCTTGTGAGCTGTTGTACCAGCCTTCTCCAACAAGGATTTCTTCTAGTTCAAAAAGTTCTGCGACTTGCTGTCGCCTTGCAATACCACTATCGCCAGAATTGCCATTAACAGCCTTCACTATTTCAGGGTGTCGTGCCAACTTAGACCATGGGGCACGCCCTATTGCCATAAGGTTAGGCCTAATCATGCATGATTCCAGGCCAGTCATGATATCTTCAATAGGATCACTGTCAGTCTGGGCATACTCATCCCATTGATGATTTCCTGACAATTGAACCTTGTTGGCGGCTGGGTATGTATCAGCGTCGAAAATGAGATCAGCTACGCGTTTCTCGCGATCAAGAACGATCAATTCTGTTGTCAGTTCCACGTGATATGCCACCGGGTCGTAGCCCACAGGCGCGTTGTCAATGTCCTTCTGAGGTACGGTATAACCGAGCCCACGATCCAATGTGTAACTCTGTGTCCTTGTACCAGAGAATTCAACCTGATTCGCTACGCCCTTACGGCCTATAGCCGTATCAGGTATCGTGAATCTTTCTGATTTCGTCATTAGCTGGTAATAGAAGTCTTCCTGTCCAACGAGAACACGTGGAAGTACTCTATCAGCTATCATGAGCCCATTGCGGTAACTTATTGCTAGTCCAGTATATTCTGGATCAACAGTATAAGGTAATCTTGCCATTATTCTAATCTCCTAAGTAGAGAGTGTAATTACATTAAGCTGGGAGACCTGTGACCATACCCGGTGCGATATTAATGTCGACAGCATCACCGTCCAGTGTGGCATCACTCAGCGCAACACCCAGAGATCTGAGTCTTTCTGCGGCCCCAGGTGCGCACGGTGCGATCTTTCCGCTTGCTGCAGAGGTCACCAGGATGCCCGCTGATATCGCTTCTGAAGCGACGCCGCTTGCTTTTCCGCCAAGCTTGACATATATTGTTGCATCCGCGAGCCCAGAGTTAAGGGCGACACCCAGAATACCGAGGGCACTGGTAGCGGCGCCTGCAACATCACAGTGATCAGCATCTGTACCAATCTTAATGACATTTCCTGCCGTTACAGGGTTATCGGCGACGAATGTGTCTATCATCAGGTTGTTATAGGGCTTAACCTTAGGTACAATCAGTACTGCTATTGATTCATCTGCCCCTGATGCTGTTTCTAATGCTATACCGACACATCTGGAATCCACGCCATTCACAGGGCTTGCTGTGACCAGCTTGCCTGCTGTTGTAGCGGTGACGATAGCTCCTCTGGTTATGGCCGCAGAAGATGTTCCGTCAGCGACCCCTCCAACCTGAACATACACCGTCGAACCTTGTGTCGCACTGTTGAGAGCAATGCCGAATATTGCATCTGTGTCTGCTGTAGCGACATCACAATCAGCATCAGAATCTCCAATTTTCACTACTTGACCTGCGGTCACTGCGTTATCAGCAACATAAGTCTTCACCAGTCCATCATTCAAGGCTGACTCAGACTGCACAATAATCATTGATCCTATATCACCAGAGACGCCTGATTGAGCTGCAACACCTATAATTCTATAATTGGCATCGGCTTTTCCTGCGTAGGGTATTGCTTTCCCATTAGCATCTGAGGTAAGGAGTTGCCCACGAGTAACATTCGCACCATAAGCAACTTTGGTTGCTCCAGAAACGACAATATCAACAGGCTCTCCACTAGTAACGTCAAGTTCGACTGTAACGCCGATAAGATAATCGGTCGCGGCTGAAGCTTGAGCAACTTGAGTATCGCTGGCCATCTTAACTATTCTTCTTGCAGAAATAGCCCCGGATGCCAAAAACCTTTTGATTAGCCCTGGGTTATGAATCGTCATTATATAATCTCCTTCATTAACAAGTATATTACTGTTTCACTTCCTGCAGAGCCTGTGCGTATGTGATTTTTCGGCCCTTCTGTGCCTCTGCAAACATGTGCTCTGTGATGCGCTTCCCTACACTTGCGGCTTCACTGAAGTCTGTATTCTCAGCTACAGCTCTCTGTTTCGTTGCTTGCTCGGCGAACAGTGCATGAGGCTTGCGTGTCTCGAACTGCTTGCGATACTTCGCGACGGATGAATTGTCATCATTGCCCTCGCTGAACTGGAAGTTCTCTCCCTGGTCAAGCGCCACCATGATTTCTACAGCTGTGTCTTTCTCGGCTGGTATCATTTTTCCCGCTGTGATCATGCTGTCGCAAAAGGCAACGTGGGCTTCCTTGCGAGCTATCTCTTTCAGTTGATTGAGTTCAGCAACTTTCTTCTCGTACTCTGCCTTGTAGTCTGTTTCCGGCGGCTTCGTTGCCTCCGCAAACTGAGCAGCCAGAGAAGATTTCTCTTCTTCAAGCTTCTTGATTTTCTGATTCGCTTCGGCTAGCTGCGTTTCTAGTTTTTTCAACAACTCTATATCCTCCTGTGGCGAGTTTTCTACGTACATTAATTGATCTTCTTTCGCGACGACCTGGAGCCAGTCTATATCTGACTCCGAGATGATATTATTCGCTTTCTCTGAGCCGTCTTTTTCTATGAGATATTCTCTTATCCTCCTCATGACCCGACTGAGAAGCGAAAATTTTTCTTCTGAGCGATATTCTGCGAACTCATACGACTGAGCTTCCAGCAATTCCTCCCTGAAGGCGATGTTCTCTAACCCCTTCACTGCGGGCGGCATCGCGCCCAGAAAGCCGACGTGCCGCAGGACCATATTCGGATACAGCGAGATTGAACGCTTCTTGTACAGCCCGGACTGAACCGCCTCAGCAAATTCAGGGACAATGTCCTTCACCCTGGCCAGTAGAATATCTCCCTGGCGTTTCAGCTCAGCTACCCAACCGAACGCTGGGGCGTTGTCGATCGGGTGGCCAATAACAAGAGGGGCTTCGTGGTAGCCGGGATTGTAGCTATCTACAACATTGTCAAGATCTTCTACGGTGAAGCTTCTTGTATGCCCATTCATATCTGTGTGTTTTCCGGCTCGGAAGACTTGTATCCAGCTATCGAAGCCCTTACTCATCTTAGTTTTCTCCCAATAGATTGACAGCGGTTTTCGTGACAGTTCTCAGCGCAACGTTCCCGATACCGAGTATGCCTGCCATGGTTGCCGGGTCAGCCGGTACTGGTATACCAAGAGCCGGTAGGCCGAATGTAGCGGCCAGGCCACAGAGGTTGAACCAGAATGTTTTCGACTTGAAGATTGACTTAACTTTTCCGAAATTCATTATCTTGCTCCGGTTGGATGTAACCTGATTTGGCCTTATGATACCGGTTTGCTTCCGAAGTTGGTATCAGTCAAGAATTAATACCCTGTTTTCAGTCGCGACTTAAAACCGGGTATTAATATGTAAGATATACAATTTTCGCGAATAGGGGTGTAAGCTGGAAAGATCGTCAACACAACAACTTCGGAGGGAATCACGTGATAGAACTAACCTGGCTCGCAGAATTAATTAAGCTAATTGGGTTTCCAGCTGTTATCTTCGCTATCTGGTACGTTTCGCACCTCGCCAACCAGAAAACAGTAGAGACACTACAGCAGGCCAATGAAGAAACGATACAGTCGCTTCAGCATCAATACGACAAGATAATCGCACTACAGAAGGATTATTCAGATAGAAATTTCGACCTGCTGAAAGACATTAGCCGCACCAACGAGCTCCAGTGTGGTCTACTGGGTGAGTTGAAAACAATGATTAGCCTCAACCAATTCTGCCCTGTCGTGAGACAGAGTGCAGGCGCCAATAGATAGGAGATCCCGATGAGCGAAATACTTAAGCTGCGAGCCAAACTCGCACAAAAAAAACACGAATTGAAATCCAATGAGCTAGAAGCTGAAGCACTCCAGGCTTCCATCCGAAGCATACTTGATCCATTCGAAGAGATCATCTCTATGAATACAACTGAAGCACTCACTCTAATGGATCGACTCCACGACACAGTAGAGAACATGAAAGGCATTCAGAATATCATTCGCAAGATGGAGAAAGAACTCGGTGAGTAAGAAGGAAGAATTCTTCGACGTCGCTGAGAAGATGTACATCGAAGAACAGAAGACACAAGCAGAAATAGCTTCATCACTGGGCCTCTCTGAGCGAACTGTCCGGTACTGGTGTGATGAAGGACTCTGGGGCGAAAAGCGGAAAGCCTACATCCGGTCGCGTATGAGCTTCTCTGACGAAGTTTTCACGTTCACGCAGAAACTTATGAAGTATATTGAAGATGCCATCGAAGCCAATGAAGATGTACCCCAGAGCAAGATATACTTACTGAATTCGCTTCTCGACAAGGTTCAGAAGATTAAGGCTTATGAAAAAGAAACCAGCGTCAATGAACTTGCGAAAGATAAGGCTAAGTCTCTGAGCAAGGACGCCATTCAGCAGATAAGAAAAGAGGTACTCGGTCTTGAGTAGTGGCTTATTCCTGCCATATCAGGCAGAATGGATCAATGACAAGAGTCGTGTCAAGATCGTCGAGAAATCCAGACGTGTTGGATTGACGTACGCTCAAGCGTATGAAGACGTAGAAGACTGCATGAACGAACTTGTCCCTTCTGTGTGGTTCTCCTCGGCTGACCTGTCTGCAGCCGCTGAATATATTGACTACTGCAAGAAGTGGTCAGAACTCTTCAATTACGCGGCGAAAGAGGTCGGCAATGAAATCATAGCGAAAGAAACAGTCTATTTCCTGACATACGCCAACGGCACAAAAATCACAGCTCTCTCCAGCAACCCGAAAGCCTTCCGGTCCAAAGGTGGCAAGGTTGTCCTTGATGAATTCGCATTTCACGAAAACGCTCATCAGATGTGGAAGGCTGCACGTCCAACGATCACATGGGGGTTCCCGCTCAGAATACTCTCCACCCACAACGGCCAGAGCTGCAAGTATTATGAATTCATACAGGACGTCAAGGCCGGAAAACTGCCATGGTCTCTGCATGTCATGAACATATTCCGCGCTGTCCAGGAAGGGCTCGTTGACAAGATCTATAAGAGGCCGACAACAGAAGCCGAACGACAGGAATGGCTTGACAACGAAAAAGCAAGCTGCGGTGATGAACAGACCTGGCTGCAGGAATTCTGCTGTATTCCAGTCGATGAATCAACGGCATTCATCACTTACGATCTCATCAAGGCCTGCGAAGATGATAATTGTGGCGTCATCCTGAGAGCAACAAGTACACCCGACGAGATCATGCAGCCACTTGAGCTCTTACTGAACTCAATGCAGGGGCAATTCTTCTTCGGTGTCGACATTGGCCGAGAAAAGGACCTCTCTGTGATTTGGGTGTTGCAGAAAGAAGGCAGTCACAAGTTCACCCGCATACTGGTTGAGCTTGCAAAGATGCCATACTCAGAGCAGAAGTATGTCATTGATACCATGATGAAAAAGCTTAACCCTTACAGAACTTGCTTCGACGCCACAGGTATCGGCGACAACCTCGCTGAAGACTTCCAGCGTGCTTACGGACAGTATCGCGTTGAGAAAGTGAAGTTCACGGGGCCGGTGAAAGAAGCCATGGCAACGGACTTCAAGCTGGAGTTCGAAGACAGAAAGATCATCATCCCTTACGACGAGCTGCTCAGAAACGACCTGCATAGTATCAGAAAAGTCACTACTTCTGCAGGCAATGTCAGATTCGATGTTGCACGCAACCAGAAAGAAAGCCATGCGGATCGTTTCTGGGCTGGAGCCCTTGCTAACCACGCAATAACGAAAGACCCCGGCCCAGTCGTTGACTCTGTGACCTCTCGAGGCAAGCGACAGAGCGACGAGCTCACGAGAGGCTTCTAACATGCTCTTTCTGGCGAGCTGTACTGAAAACATATTAAGACACGCAAATGACGAATTGAAGCGAATTAAACGCGAATTGAAGCCCATTCGAAAAGGATAGAAACATGACCGGATTCTATAGAGACCCATACAACTACGTCGAACTACAGCCGTCCAAGAAGGCGCTGTCTCAAGTGATTGCATCGCGCGAGCGTTCAGCTGTCGTTACCGGCGCGATGAAAACGCTGCCAGACCCAGATGAAGTTCTGAAGAAACGAGGCGGCGGCATCTCTATCCTGAGATCTCTAACGACAGACACACAGGTCTGGTCGAACATGAGCACCCGCAAGTCAGGTGTCAAGTCGCTAGAGTGGGGAATCAATAGAGGTTTCGCACAGGATAAGAATGCGGAACTCATAGAAACCATTCTGAAAAACCTTGATATGCCATCTCTTATTGATAATATACTCGAAGCACCCTTCTTCGGTTATCAACCGCTTGAAATAATATGGCAGGCTGACGAAGGCTTAATTGTACCAGTCTCGATTGTAGCGAAACCACCGGAGTGGTTCACCTTCGACCTCCAAGGGCAACTACGGTTCAAGTCGAAAGAAAACAGAGATGGTGAAGAGTTACCACCCGGCAAGTTTCTTCTGCCGAGGTACAAGGCCACTTACGCCAACCCATACGGTGAGAGAATACTTTCCCGGTGTTTCTGGCCGGTGACCTTCAAAAAAGGCGGTCTGAAATTCTGGGTCGTCTTCATGGAGCGCTATGGTATGCCCATGGCAATAGCCAAGCACCCGCGCGGGAGCGACAAGAAAGAGACCGATGAGCTCGCCGACATCATGGAAAATATGATACAGGACGCTATTGCGGTCATCCCTGATGACTCATCCATCGAACTCAAAGAGTCACCATTCAAGGCTTCCAGTTCGGGCATCTATCAAGATCTTATTCGCGTCTGCGAAGAAGACATCAGCAAGGTCATATTGGGCCAGACACTCACCACACAGGTAGGTGATACTGGCAGTTACGCCGCCAGCCAGACGCACAACGATGTCAGAAAAGAAATTGTCGATGATGACAAGCACCTGGTCGAATCCAGCATCAACGACCTGATCAGAATCTTCTATCAAGTTAATTTCCCTCAACTAGAGCCTGCTGTTTTCGAGATGTGGGCCCACGAGGATGTGGATATTACACTTGCACAGAGAGACGAGACGCTCTACAGGGCAGGCGTGCGTTTTTCTAAGAAATACTTACAGAAAGCTTACGGGTTCGAGGAGGAGGATATTGAGATCTCACAGGCTGAAGAGGTTCAACCACAACAGTTTTCCGAGCAAGCGATTCAAGCGTCGAAGGCAGCTGATCCGCAGCAAGTTCTGGATGCTCTCATGGAAAGCTTCACAGATACAGAACTTCAGAACCAGATCGAGCCGATGCTGAACCCAGTATTGAAATTCATCGAAAACACCAGCAACTACGAAGAGCTGATGGCTGACCTGGCTGAGCAATACCCTGATATGGACGACTTGCAGTTTCAGGAGAAGCTTGCGCAGGCTATCTTCATCTCCGATGTCTACGGACGACTTTCAGCGCAGGAGGAATAATGAGCGACCGGCCAATCCCTCACTTCAGATCTCGTCCATGGCGCTACTGGACCCCAGCAGCCCGAGCTTGTTATTTGCGCGGCTGTGTCTGCCAGGGATGCCTGTTCGAAAACAGATTCGAACATCTGAAACAATGCCAGATGAAATATGCCGTCGTTGAGCTCATTCGACGTCAGGCCATCAATAAGCCCCAATCCACGATCACTGTTCTCCCGGATCAAGATCACGACAGAGAGCAAGTCCAGAAACGCGTTCGCCGGGATTGCCAATGCCTCTTTTCAGGTGAAAGAAGAATTATCCCTATCAGCTTGAAAAAGCGCGGAAGAATTGTGCCACTGCATAAGAAGCCGAACCACTTCAACATGAGGGTCTATGATGGCTGAGATTGACCTGAAATACGCCTTCGGTCTACCGCCGAAAAAGGCAATCAGGTACTTCGAATCGAAGGGCAACCAGATCACCTGGGACTGGTCAGAAATGCTAGATCAGGCCCACGCAAAAGCTTTCACCGTGGCCAGGGTCGCCCGGGCTGATGTCCTGCAGGATATCAGGACCGAGATTGATAAGGCCATCAGAGACGGCAATGGCTTCGAGGACTTCAAGAAAAACCTCATCCCCAGGCTCAAGAATAAGGGCTGGTGGGGAAAACAGATTGTTGTGGATTCTCAGGGCGTTGCTAAGCAGGTTCAGCTCGGCTCACCACGCAGGCTGGCATTGATCTATGACACGAATATGCAGGTGGCTTTTCAGCAGGGCAAATACCAGACGCAGAAAGACGCCGCTACGCTGAAACCATACTGGCAATATCTTACCAAAGATGATGGCAGGGTCAGGCCAGCACACGCAGTTCTACACCAGAAGATATTCAGACACGACGACCCGATCTGGGATCACTTCTACCCGCCGAATGGGTTCCGGTGCCGGTGCAGAGTGAAAGCTCTCTCAAAAAGACAGTTCGATGCAAGCGGCCAGCAGCTTGAGAGCGCAGAAAGCAAGCTGGTGAAAGTTCAGCGCAAAATCGGTGAAAAGGAATACCTCACCACGCAGTACAAGACTGAAACGGCCAAAGGCTTCGAGAGAATCACACCGGACGCAGGGTGGGATTATAACCCGGGCAAAGCAGTCGAGCCACCAGCGCTGAAGACCTACAGCCCTGAGATGGAAAGAAAGCTCTTGAACGAGCTTTCCTCTTCTGAAGAAACGAAAAAAGCTTTCATCACCTGGGCTGAGAAAACCTCTAAGGATGTTTCAATAGAGTCCTCCCGTACCGCGGGATATCTCAACTATGACGTTAAGAAGGCCATAGAAAACACTCTATCCCAGCGTATTAATCCCTCTATGGAAATCAATTCAGACGTGATCAGAGCTCTTCCAGAAACAGTGAAAGCCATCGATATTAACGAAGCTATTACGGCCCCTGATGCTGTTCTGGCTGGAGGCGAGAATGGCGCAATGACCTTAATGAGAAAAAAGTTGAAAGCCTCTAATACAATAGTAGAGATTGCTTTCACGGAGAAACCTATCCGGGCTGTTTCAGGCACTGTTGTTAGTGTCTATGAAGCACCACAGAAAAAAATCTTGCGCGAAAAATCCCTTATCTGGGGGGCACTCTCTGATGATTGAAATTAACATCGACCTGGGCGACACGATCGCTCAATTGAAAAAAACGCATGAAAAACTCAAGAACATGACCCCGCTCATGGCAGCCATGGCAGACACCATGCACGAAGCGGTCATTGACAACTTCGACGCACAGGGGCGCCCTAAGTGGGCGGCTCTTTCCGGGCTCACCGAAGAACGCAGAAAACGTATGGGCTATTCAGGGAAGCCCATACTGGAAAATTCCGGCACCCTGAAAACCCGAATCGAAAGCCACTATGACAGCAATTCAGCCGTCGTCGGCACCAATACAATCTACGCAGCCATCCAGCACTTCGGCGGCGAGATTAAGCCGAAAAAAGGCAAGTATCTGACAATCCCCCTCGGCAAAAATCCGAAAACAGGAAAACAAGAATACCGGAAAGTGAAGAAAGTTGTCATCCCGCCGAGGCCGTTCCTCAGTCTCACCGACGCTGATAGAGCGAATCTCGAAGAATTGGCACAAGACTACTTTGAAAATTAATCTATATAATGTAATATAATAGGATGCACCCTAAAATCTTATTGATAGTTCTTATTACAATAATGTGTTCTCCTACTTAGTTCCATTATACACCAAATCTGGTCCTGTTTCTCCTCTTCTCTAATATACACAATTCTGAATAGCGCTTATCAGACTATCCAGCTTACTTATCTTGTATCGCAACGTTGAGATTTCTTCCATGTCCTTATAATATTGCTTACTGGCCACATATTCGCAAGCCCTGTCAATATCTTTCGCCTTCTTGTGAAGCTGGTTGATTACCTTTTCTTTCTCCAGATAGCCTCTTTCTGTGCTTGGCCTGATCGAGCGAAGGGCATGAATTTCTGCCATGAGAGCACTTCTCTCTGACCAGGCATCACGTGTTGCCTTGGCCTCTAGCCTGGATCTTTTTTTCACAAGCTGCTGTTTCAACTTCTCTAGATCTGGTATTAGTTCTCTCATTCACTCACCTGCTTTCATTAGCTTGAGCAGAAACACTCTATTGAGTATCTCAAGCTTATATGAGATTTCTTCTAGTTTTCTTAAGATTTCACTTTGCCTTTCTTCTATTTTTTCCAGTCTTTCTATCATATTTTTCATTTCTCTTTTTTCTCCTAACTGCTGTTGCAACCTCTCGAAAACAGGTATTAATTCACTCATTCACTCACCTGCTTTCCATTCCTGTAATACCTGATAAGACTTTGCTGTAAGGTATACTCCATTACTCCTCTCCTCTCTTACAATCTGCGGATCATAATAAGTACATTCTGGACTGCAGAAGACAGTCTCATACGGACATAGCGAAAGATCCTTGCTGTATTTCCGACAATGCCGCATCTTAAGCGGCTTCTGAAAGTTTTTCACGACAGGGAATGGATACACATTATACATGACCTTCTCTCCAGATCACCGTCCCCGGATACTCATTATTCTGCAGTGTCTCAACGATCACTTCTATCTTTTTCCTGTCCATACCCCAGAAAGCCAGCATCACAGGGAACGGTGCCCGAAACTGACTTTCCGGTATTGGCCGGTGTTCGTAATGATCGTTCCAGAAGCTTATCTTACCCTGGAAGAAAAACATCGCTTCAGCCGCGAAGACACACTCATGAAAGTACTTCGTCTCGGTCCTGACGGGCAAGATCCCGATGACTTCACAATCTTCTGTCTGAGCTTCTGCATGCGCACGTCGAACGAATTTCTGCAGATCCCTGCCGTATGGAGGGTTCATCCAGCAAATCCCCCACCACTCATTTTCAAGCCCGTCCAGACTAGAAATCTTCTGATCTCCATACCCATAAGTCCCTGACTTCATACACCGCTCATGCGCCGGTACATGATCATCTGCACAACAGACGTCCATGCTGAAATGAGACTTTCCTAACGCCGTCAACACCAGCGCGATCAATCGCGGGTTCGTCTTCCAGTCGTGATGATCGCTCTTATATGTCTCTTGATGTAACTTGCTCATGGCGTCCTCCCTTCGTACTTGACCAGCATACTGCCATGGCGATAATGCTGATCCAGCGTTGTCTTCAGATGTAGATATCGGTTGATATCCAGCACCTGCTGAATTGTGATACTGCCATGGCAATCAAGCTGAATGACATTGTCATAGAGCCTGAGCTCGTTGTAATACTTGTCATAAGCGATCATATTGATATCCTCCATTGTCTCATATTGTACGGCCCGCTCCTTCTCACTGATCCGGCTGAAGAGAGCTCGCGCATATGAGCATTGATCGTGGTTACGTTGACCGAAAAATGTTCGGCCATCTCTCTTGAGCTCACCGGGCCATAATCCTCAAGATAATCAAGTATTTTCTGCTTTCGATTGGGGTCCGGCATCCGGGCGACACCCGCCACAGTACTCTTCCAGAGCGCTTCCTGTCTGTTCATTTCCGATGGCGGCCCGAAACGCTGCAGAAGCCGAAGGACCGTGTAAGCCATCATACAATCATGCTCTGCGTTGGCACTGAATATACGATCATACCAGCATCCGGTACAGACGCAGCGTCTCTCATAACATTCTATCGCCGATAGCGTCCAGGATAGCGCAACATTCTTGGCTATTTTCCCATATCTCATTCTACACTCCTCTCACCAGCAGAGGGTCATCGATGAACGCAACCCTCGATATATCCTCATCAAGCACGACACCAATGTGACCGGTATGAACACACCACAATGTACCGGTGCCCAGTGATGTCTCCACGCGCTTATTGACATACTTATACAACTCTTGATACCGCGCCTCTCGCGCAATATCAGTCAGCCCGCGCGATGCATCCAGAACCTTGTTCAGCAGTATAGAATTCTCGCGCTTCAGGCCTGATGTTGATACTCTCTGCTTCAACGTTTCTGGCGTGAAACTCTCATAGAGCTTTCCGAAAAGCTCATGAAGAAAATCCTCTGTGATCTTTTCGACACCGGCGAAATTCACCAGCACATTATCGTTACACTCCAGAGACGTTTCTATCTCTGCTCGCAGGCTGGCCGCCTCGCTTACACTGGTGGCGTTCTTTCTCTCTAACCGGCACTTAATGTCTATCCTTTTCTTCACTCTCTTCACTCCACGCTCTTACAACCTCAATTATCGCGAGCAGAAGACCCTTAATTCTGTAGTGAGGCCAGTAATACCGCACGCAGTAATCGAAGTATCGCCAATAATTCATGACTCGTCTTTCTTTTCTGTGTTTTCAATTTCTGCAAGCCTCTCCATCAGGGTAATCTGATGGCTGCTCTCATCATCTCTCAATCTAAGCACCTTGTTAACGTGGCTTGTCCCGCAGCCTACCTGCTTGGCCAGCCGTAGGACACTGTGACGCGTATTGCTGGCATCATGATTTTCCCTGATGTAGCGATCCCTCAGACTATCCAGGGCTCTCATCGGTATGCTTATATTTTGGGTTCCCGCGCAATGTAAGATCAACTTGATCGCTACATCAACGCCGCAACATTCGGCAATATATTGAAGATCAGGGTTCGGCATGTCCTCAACGGTCCAGGTCTGTATTGCCTCAACAATATATTCTTGATAATTTTTCATCTTCATAACTCCTCCGTTTCGTGAGTTTCGTGAGTTTCCTGAAATTCCCTGATGAGGGGGCCCACCTCGCAGAGAATATTAGTTTTTCACCTCGTACGTGTCACAAGCGCCGAGGATGCGCTCGCGCCAGTTTTCCAGCTCCTCAATTCTGTCTTCGTGCTCTTTCAGTTTCTCTTCTAGTTCTTTCAGTCTTTCTTCCATCACTTTCCTCCTGTCGTTGTAATCGTAATTTCTTCTTTCGTTCGGCTGCGGCAGCCCAGCTTGCTCAGCAGATCCGGCTCCAGTAACAACAGAGCTTCTCTGTCAGGTTCTTCCGTCCGCTTAATATAATGCGCAAGGTTCAGATGCTTGAGAGCACACACTGCCGCCTCAATAGAATTAATATACAGCTTTCGGATCGTCTTCTTGCGGACATCACCGAACTTGACATGGACGCTTCCATTGGCGCTCAAGTTTTTTTGAGCATATTGTTCTATAGCGTTTCGTATGGCTCGTATCTCCTGTCTCTTCGCTGCTGTATCGTGTTCGTGCCGCTGGTTGATCTCGGCCAGTAGAAGATCTCTGCTGTTTTCAGCGCTCCTGATTTCGTACTCTAGTTCGCCAAGAGCATAGAGATACACGTTCAGATCGCCATTGTTTTCGATATGAACAATCATCACTGGCCTCCTGCGTATGCATAAGTACTGGCAATCTCCTGGTCGATACTGTCCATTACCTCTTGCCTGAACTCGCTTACAGCGATCTTGTAAGCCTGCCTGGGCTGTATTCCGTCATTCAGCAGACCTAGAAACTTGCTGGAAAACTTCAGCTTCACTGGGTCCAGCCATCCGTCATATTTCGCCAGCAGGACATTACTATCCATCTTCCATCGTAGATAGTTCAGGATGACAGCCTTGTGATTCCGATCGAAACCAACCATCTCGGGTAATTGCTCTACGGCATCAAGAAGCTGCTGATCGACAGGATACAGAACCATGCAATCACATGGGAGATGTATCTGCTTCCGCTGGTCCAATATGGCCAGAAAATTATCGCGGGCCACTCCAGCCATATGTGTATGAAACTGTTCGTCTATAATATGTACCATCATGCTGCTACCTCCATCTGCAACGTTCTCAACTCATAATCACTGCGTTTTTCGCCACTCATTGATACTATTTCAATGAGTTTTCCGTCCCAGACGCAATAATGCGTCCCGATGTCATCTTCATGGTATCTATACATGCTTTCTCTCCTTGTATTCTTCAATATAACCTGTGTCCCATGCCGCCCAGAGCAATCCGATCCGGCTACCGAAGTCCTTCTATCGCCTTTTTCACCTTGCTGACCTGATACGATTTCAGAAACCTTATCGACGTCACGCCAGCTATTCTTTCCACGTAACTCTCGAAGGCCTTGTCAGTCTTCTCTCTGACAGCCTGTGAGGTATGCCACATCGCGTTCAGCATCCGAAGTTGTTTCGGCGTGGCATAGCCTTCGCGACCTTCCAGTTCGTTGTATTTCCACTTTGTGGTAGCGCTTCGGCGCTTTTCCCAGACCCCGGCGTCTATAGCATCCTTTTCAAGCTGCCTGATGAGGTCCTGAGCTTGATCATAATTGAGCTCCTTGCAGCTACTGACGCCATAGCCGATCATCAGCATCTCTTCGTACACGCCTCGATCAATACCAAGCGCGCGCTGCAGCATCTTGATCTTGCTTTTCTGCCCAGTACTAATCGACATTACACGGCCTCCATTAGCTGAGCGATCAGATAAGCTTTTTCAAGAGCATTACGGCAAGTATTCATCTCTTCAACCACTTCTAGCGCTGCAGCAAGTTTTTCTGTATCTATAGACGGGGTGTAATGAATCTTTGCTATCATTTTTTCCTTGTATCCGGCGATCTTTGTACCGGTCTCCGTATGATGTTTCATGGATTTCTGTCTGTCGGGATTGCTATAGAATGGTATATGCCTAGCTTCTGTTGCCTTCTGAATCCTGTCTTCTTCTGAATTCCTTTCGTCCATAACTTTCTTCCTGTTTTCTTCTTCTTTTTCCGGCTCCTCATTGCTCCTCACTTGCTCCTCATCGTTGCCGAGATAACTTTCTTCCGGCACCTCTATTTTGGGCTTTTCTGCTTCTTTTTCTGTCTCTGATGAAGCCAGCTTATAGGTGCGGTTCTCTGATCTTTCCAGTAATCCCCTATCGACCAGGGCGTTCACCGGTCTCTGGATCGTACGCCAGTTTACGCCCATATCATCGGCAATCACGTGTATTGTTGGTTTCTGCCCGGCTTGCTCTAAGGATCTTAGGGCTTCTATGGCTCTCTTCTGTAGAGCCGTCAATCCGCTTATATTCATAGGTTCCTCACTTTCTTCTTTCTTATTAATCCGATATCTGGTGATTGGGAGTCTTCTTGAGTGCCTCTCATTGGGTACTCTTTCACTTATGAGCCATCCGTCTTCTACCATCTTCTCTAGAATGACGCGAAATTGATGGCCATTATGACGTCTCAATCCGGTACGAACGCTGATATCTGTCTGGCTTAGACCTTCAGGGTTACTCTCGAGAAGCTCCATAATAGCTTCTTCTAGCCCTAGCGACCAGAGCTTTCTTAGGCTTTCCGAAGAGGGCTGCTGGCTACTTGCTCCAAGTGGCCCCAGGCGAGAGACCAGTTCTCGAACCGTATTTTTCATCTGGCAATTATTTTCTGATTTCGCCCAGAAATCGTATAGAGGACACTGCTGGCAATTACAGCCAATTTCATAGCACTCTCTGGCTGATGCCGTCCAGCTTCCATATCGGCCATGCTGTACTCTTCTCATTGGCAGCTCCCCACTATGGTCTGAGCCGCGTCTTGTCTGATGCGCTGCTTTTCTATTCCTGATGCATACCCCAGCCCATAGACCAGGAGAATGATCATCAACACGACCATAAGCGGCCTTGTCTCAAGATTAGTCTTCATGCTCATCAACCTTGCCCAGAAACACTATGACGATGGCCGAAAGCACCATGATGAACATGAAACCTGACCAGAATGCCATATCCGTACCGTAATCCATCCCCGCATCCTACACAACAAGTAACTTCGCGGCGGTCGCCACGACATGATCATCGATGTCTACCTCGTTCACGTGAGCTATCTGGCTCGCATTGCTGATCAGCTTACTCAGTGTGCGCAGGTTAGATTTGCAGCTACTATGAAACTGCTGGTATATCCCGATGGAATTCGGCAGGATGGCTTCTATAATCAGCCGGGTGTCCTCCAGACTGATAGTGTCAAGCTGCACGGCTGTGTCAAGCCTGCTGTATATCTGCGCGTACTCACGGCGTTTTCCCTGCAGGTTGGACATTAAGCGGGGCATACCGCCGAACAGTAATCCGAATGTATTGTCACACTTGTCGTATATTCTACGCATAGATTCCAGACCGTCATAACTGACGTGTTCGGCCTCGTCAATAATGACGAGAGCCCCGGACCCATTAAGACGACCCATGATATCATCCTGGATGCTACTTAACCGGCCTGAGCCGTCATAACCGACGGCCCGGTGAAAAGCCTTCAATAAGGCTGTCTTCGTCATCCGCGCATCAGCTTCCAATAGGTATACCCCGTGGTTTGACTTCTCATAATGCTTGAATCCATAAGTCTTTCCAGCCCCGGCATGGGCGTACACAACACCCATCTCTCCATGTCTATGACACTTGCGACACACCTCTTGAATAATCCTGGCGCTCTTAATCATCACGAATTTCTGCTCAGGCTTCACGAATAATTGCTTCTCGCTTTCCATTTCTAGGAACTTATGGACAGCGCGATTAATCTTCGCAAAGTCGCCGGTGAAGGTACCGGCAAGATACATACTCACGGAAGCCGGGCTGTACCCTAACCTCTGACCCAGCGCCTTCTGTGATATACCGGATCTCTGGACGTACACATTCAACCGCTCCATCAGCTCCGTATAGTTTTCTGCCTTCTTCTCTAATATTGTTAGTTGGCTCACTTCATCTTCTCCTTCTTCTCCGCTTCTTCTTTTTCGAACTCCCAGAGATACAGCGTCTTTTCGCTCTTCTTCTCTAGTGGCTCTGCACACGTAAGTAATTCGATGACCGGTTCAGCAGGCTTATCTTCAATGATCGGCACTTCCGACCAGTCAATCTTGAAAAGTTCTGTATCGACTTTTTTCTTCGTTTTGATGTATCTGTTTTCTGCAGCGCGCGTCAACCGTCGCTGCTGTTTCGTCGCCTGTTTCATATTCTCCAGATCGACGGCGTCTCCCATTAGTTCGGCGAGAGGGTGACAAGACATCACTGTCGTCGCAGTGCAGATGTATTCTCCCTTATGCGTGTAGATCTGCAGCTGACTCAGGTCGAACAGGGAATATTTCACGACAACGCTGTCATCAAGCCCGACGAGCTCCTCGGCTTCATAATTAGCCCCAAGAAATCGGATGTAACCACGCCTGACTGTTTTCACAGCCGCAGACAGAAGTAAGTCATCAAGCTTGCTGCTATCAACGCCGGGACCGCGGCCTTCCTGCCACACTTCAGCAATGGTCATGCCCTGCACATTAGGGCAATTTCTCTTATAATAATACTCGCTCAGCCAGTAATCAATCAGCCGCTTCACTTCTGCAATCGTCGGCACTATCTCCTTATGCAGAATCTTATGAATTCTTTCCTTCGGCTTCATATATGCAGGTTTCTCTGTCATCGTATTGCCGACATAACTCGGTATCAACTTGGCGAACATACTGGTGAAATCCTTGAAGGATCTCTCAATAACCTTCGCCCTGGCATTATACTTGGTCGCGAAAACCGTATGAATGCCCAGAGAGGCATATACACCTCTGAATCCTGATTCCTGAAAATCCTCACACCCGGTGAAATACTTTCCCTTGAAGGCCTTCCCATTATCCAGGTAGACACATCGCGGTATCTTACCCAGATTCAAGATTGCATTGCGAAGCGCGCTGCTGATGCACTGAGTATTCTCTGTGATCATGATTTCATATCCTGCTAGCGCTTTCGATTTCCAGTCAAGAAAACCGACCAGTGTTGCCCGGCATGGCTTCCCGGTGAACGGGTTGATCACCCGGAAATCGAGTGTATGGCCATCTGCCACCAGACAATCACCGACTTCTAATACACTGGCATCACGCTGGATATACGGTATTATCTTATCCTTAAGTGCCTTCTCGCCTTCGCGGGCGAGTATCCACGTATCATGATGCGTGCGCTGAAAATCGCGCGCGTATCGATAATACGTCTGATAAGAAGCACACGCCTGTTGCCCCCTATTCTGCAACGTCGTCACCGTGTAGTTATAGGCGGTTGAAATTGCCATCTTATTAGGCTGAAGCAGAAAATACATGAACAATTTCTGCTCTGCCTGCGATAGATTCCGCTGTGTGCCGTATGTCGCAGAATACTTGTACGCTGGCGCCAGCGCCATATAATTATCATTCGCGGCCTTCAACTCAGACTGCCAGCGATAGACAGTCTTCAATGTCACTTGCCCCAGTCTCTCGTAGAGATGAGGCAGATACATGCCTGAATTGTACATATTGAAAAACTGGTTGTCTGAAATCTTCTTGTCGGTGCCGTTATTGGCCCGATATTGCTGCCATTCGCGCACCAGATCATACCGCGCCAGCGCTAATTCTTTCTGTCTTGGGGGGATAGGAGAATGTGTCATGGCTGAAAGCTCCTGTTCTTGCTGAAAAAAAGAGCCGGGGCCTGACGTGGGGACAACAGGCACACCGGCTATCATATGCGCTTTCGCGCTTCCTGTGGTTTCAACAGGGTATTTTTTACAATCTAAGATGGAAGAAAAGGAGGGCTGATCTTGGCCACAACCCTCACCACCAACAGGTTTCCCCATTAGATACTTCTCTTGGGCTTGGGGCGGAAGAGATGAAAGTAATATCATTTTAGGTCTTCTGCCATCATCTTCATTAATAATGTATTTATATTCACCTTGATCACATTTTTTATGAATAGCTTGTTTCGAAATGTTAAGCAGGTTGACGACTTCGTCAACCGCCAAATATTCTTTATTGGCTGAAGTTCTTTTTACGTTAGATTTTTCACGATCGTCAACCTGGGACCAAAAGTCGTCAACCTGGGACCAAAAGTCGTCAACCTGGGACACTTTTTTTCGATTTTCAGAAATATCAGCCATTAGTAGTGCTCCTTTATTGTTTTATCTTCCCGCAAGACATCCAGTAATCTTTCTTCTATTTCAGTTTCAACATCTTCAACCTTTTCAACTTTTGCATAAATTTCCATAATAAAGCTTAACCAGAATTCATCATAGTGATCCATCACAGCAGGCATGCATTCGATATAATAAATAGCTCTTTTTAGTGTAGTTAAACAAACAGAATGATTTTTAATTAAATCTTTTTTCCTTGAACTCATTTCAGATCCCCACTTTTTGGTATAATACTCATGCTTTTTATTGCTTTTTGAGGTCTTTATTTATGAAACAATTCATTTTTAACAGTCTAAATGATGAAAACAGCATTGAAGAATTCTCAAACCTCCTAATGGCGTATGTACCGGAGAGCACTCTGCAAGGCCTTAGCCTGCTGATATTCTGTACACCTGTTTTTAAGTCCGGGCAAGAACTTGCCTGCTGGGAAAACATTGCAGAAATTCACTATAGCTTCTGTAAAGATGGTTTTGAGGCTCTTCTGATTACCAATTTCAAAGACGACGTAGATAAAGACGCCTTTGAAAAAAAATTCTTTAGTAGCTTTGCTCGGGTCGTAAATACCTCTCCGTCGGCTCTCTCCATCGAAGAGCACGTACTCAAAATTAAGTCCGCTGGACAATAATCTTAAAAATTCAGCATAGATTGAGCTCTTAACATAACATAAGCCCCCATCTTCAAATTTGTGCTGCCTATAACCATACGGGGTTAACTTTTTATCTTTTAAAATTGCTTCTAAATTCATTAGTAATTCTCCTTTTGCTTTATCTAACCAGTTATATAGTTCAGAAAAACTAAGTAAAACACGTAAAAAACCAGCCCATGCGCAAATATACCGGCGATAGTTTCTATCCATTCTCTCATTTCACTTCACCGAAGCTGAAATATCTGTCAATGGCTTTATTATTTTCTTTTCGGGTTTCTCTTTCTTCTCGTACAGCCTCATACGCAATCTTAATCAGCGAAACAGGTACTTCTTCAGACGAATTTATAGACCTCAATCCTATAAATTCAGGCATTCTGTTTATTACTCTTGCAACAGCTTCCTGTAAATCATATATATTGATAAAATCATCAGAGATAATCAT